TACTTGAAGGAACATACACAACGAACGTCGGTATTATAGACAACTGGGGATACACTGCATACAGCAACACAAACTTGCAATTAGAACACAATTTTGATACGTTCCATATCGAATTATCCAACAACAAAGCCGCGGAAATCATTCCAACGGGTGGATACACCTTGTCAAACCATTATAATTGGTTTGATACCTTCTACACATCAAATATCCGATTGGAAAACAAAAATTACGACAATTGTAACGTGAATATCATCCATTACAACTCACACGGCTTTAAACTTACTTCCAATCTATCATTCGATGTTGAAATACCTAGCTTCAAAACGAGTTACAATACTCAAATTCTGTATGCAAGTAACAATCAATACATTGTAAGTAATGTTGTCATTTCAGACCTTCTTTCCACACAATCAACCGATTCGAATGTGTTGCATTTGTATTTGTATTCCAATGTGTTCGATATTGCTGATGAGTTGGAAATTACATTCTCGCATAATACCACTATCGACAAAGCAGTGTTTCCCAATTCTGTGTCTCAGGAGACTGTCCACCTACACGGATATATTACTGACGGTTATGACTTTTCAAACGAGATTACAGATTTGTCCAATATGGTAAGATATCCAACATTAACAGCATCCATCGAGTCATTATATGATTTCGATACCCCAGCAATAAATCAAAAAACGTTTGCTATCAATTATGGTGTAGAAAATTCAAATGGTGGATACGATATTACGTTGAGTTCAAACGTGGTGGTACTGCAGAGTTTAATGAATCAAACTGAGAACTCAAACTTTAAAATTGTACTAGACGAATATATGACTTATGAATATACAATATCTATGAATGATATTGGGATTATACTAGATTGTAATCTAGATTTGATTATCACCGAACCTACCATCGCATTAGACAATACATTCGATTTATATTCAAATAATATCATTCATGTTCCAATATTGAGCTCAAATATGAATACCGAACACTGGATTGCAACTACGTGTGAATTAAACTATTATACATCCGTTTTTAATGGAAACTATTTACAAAACTATAATTTATTGGGAAGTGATTCATTTGAATTCACAAATTTGTCTTTACAAAGATTCGGGGATTCGTATAGCAATCTGATTTCTTATACCATAGAGTACTATGACGAATGGGGATATTCGAATGTAAATACACACCAATATGACCTAAACAGTAATTTCACAAGTGATCCCGTTATGACAATCATTCACAGAAATCTTACGTTTCCAGACCAATCACCTTATAGTAATGTAGTGATTGACGTTCAAAGTAATCTTGCAAGCACTGGTACGTTATACAACTCGGATATGCACTCAATCTCCTTTGAGATTCCGAACGAAAATAATGTATGGAGTTTCCATGTCGCGCAACAACTTCATTCATTCGAAAAAGATTTTACTTTTGACCTTAATGTAAATATAGATGCTTTATCAAATAATATAAATACTGATAGTGCTACTATATCATTGTCTAATGATGACGCTATTGTTCTTTCCAATTTAGTTTTGAGTAATATAAGCACATTTTACTACGGATATTCTTACGATAACAATGATAATAATGTGACATTTGTTTCATCTAATTTTGTATTATCAACGTTTGTGGAAGAAACATATCATTTACATTTACCCATTTCTACAGCTATACACCCCGACTCGAATACAATCTATCTGAAAGGTTATTGTGAAGATCAATACGGCTTTTCAAACGATATGTACTATTTGGATACGTCTTTCGATAATAACATTTCAAATATCATGGTCATCAAGCTACTTCAAGAAATTGGAACTCAGGATTACGCAGATTTTGAGCAGATTGAATTGAAAGACGTAGATGGTAATGTTGTCGAATATGAAATCGAAGTTCATGACTTCAAAATGCACTCAGACACAGGTATTCACAGGGACATATTTAGAGCCTGGCAAAACACGAGCTGGAACACAAACCCGCTGCACTTTGATGATGAGACCCGAGTTATCTATGTAAGAGAAGATTATGACGGTGCTATTATAAACAGCAGTTCTTACGCGACCGTTGGTGATGTATTATTCACATTGACACCAATATCGACAGTATCGGAGATTATAACCACATGGCATAGTGCTGGTAGAAGTGTAATGTTACAAGTTGATTACAGGGGTATAAGCCATTACATACCAAAGGCATCGGGGTATATAGATTCTTACATGATTACATACATTTCAAGTCCATTTGGTATATTGACATTATCAGACACTAATATATTCGATACAAAAGGTGGGGGGACAATTACTACTGTAACTGATGAGGTTGTAATTGAAACAACTGGTATAGGGAATCAATACATTCTCAGTAAAAACCCTTATCAGAATTTCACAGTTTTCTGCGATATAAAAACGAATAATGCTGATGCTGTAATATTTCTGGTTCCCAAAAAGACTTATGACGATAAGGGGGGGTTGACAGGTTTAAACTTAAATGATGGTATCAGATTTGGTCCGGGTGATAACAAACTGCATGTTGGGATAAAGATGTTTGGTACTGAGCATCCATTCTTACAAAACGTAGGTAATGCATATCATACATACAAATTACAATATAGAGGAAGTACAAATACAATAAAATATGCGATGGATGAAAATGGATTTACTAACAGCAAGGACTTCGAAGATCCGCCATTGACAGAGTATTTTTATGTAGGTGTATTTGTACATAATAATAACACCAAAGGTTCATTTAAAAACTTTATAGTGTTGCCAATTTAATCAATGAAACAACATGTTCATTTAAAAACTTTAGATTAGTTTTATAAGATAAGTCAGATAATCAACGAAAAACAGTATATCCACTTCATCGACATTTATTCTGATTCACAATCCATTCTTATTTGTATTGAAATTGTACTAAATCTATTAACTTCATAATCACTTATGTACTGCATCATCTTAATGAATAATAATAGTTGAGAAAAAATGAATCTTTTACCATCGGAAATTCATAGCAAAAACAATAAAATAATTTCTTTGATAATATAAAAAGTCATGTCTCATTCATTTGATTATATTGAGGTAGTCGTTCGTATTCTAAAGTATTTAATGGAAGGTCTCGTTGTAGCTACAGCTGCATTCATGTTCCCTAACAAGAAGTTGGCATTTGAAGACGTGATGTTAATTGGATTTGTAGCGGCAGCAACATTTTCATTATTGGACTTATTTAGTCCAAGTCTCGGTATTAGTGCTCGCTCTGGTGCCGGTTTAGGCATCGGTGCGAATTTGGTGGGTTTCCCAACAATGAACAACATGCCTGCTGTGCCTTCTAAATTAACAGGCCCCTGAGCATAAAACAATCATATACTTCGTATAAATTTCCAATCCAAGTCTTTACATATTTTTTTCCATATTTCCTCTTGTTGATGTAATTTTTCCCGTGATTTCAACAAAGGAAAGAATTTCAAATATTCGGATTTATCCAAGATTTGAATAAATTTGTGAATCACATAAGAATACGATAAGAAGTTCTTTCGAACAAGTGGTGCATGTTTCAGAAAAGGGACTTGAATTTCTTTGAACATATTTCGGAGGGTTTCTTCCAACTCTGGAGATAGGTTCGGATTCGGAATTCCAGTGATTCGATTCATTATATAGGGAATGTGTTCATAATACTTATTGATTTTAAGTTTCTTTAGAATTTCTTTAATCTTCTTACCCGTTAGCTCTTTGGTATTCAATATTCGTTGTTTTTTCAACTCTAACATAATTTGGTCAAATACTGTTTCAGGTATATCCGTTGTTTCTTTACCTTGTATTTGATTCAACCATTCTTGATAGTGGTTTATCCTTTTGTATGAAAAATAACTAATCTCTTTAGGGGGGTCTTTATAAGATGGTTTTTCGTTATCTGTCAAAATATGCTCCACAGCGAAGCATTCGTTACAATAGGATATGTTATCATTCACTAATATAATCTTTTCAGTCGAGTTGCAATGAATACATTTATTTGCCCCTGCGTTATTAATGTTGTCGTTGATATAATTAACGTCGGTTATTGATAAATATTGATTCAGTAGTACAGCCCTATTCTTTGGAGGTTCCTCTAATAGGGAATTAGCTTTTTCTACTTTGACAGTCGAATCCGATGGTATGGTTACTGTATCTTGAAAATAAGATAATATTGATTTTTTATTGGAGGGTAGTTTTGTATTATCTAATTCTGTTTTAATGTCCAGTTTTGCATCATTATTCTTTTCTATCAAATCGTAGTAATTGTATAATATATGTGATGTCTTAATATAATACTCTATTTCATCATTATTTGATTCTATTTGTATAATCTTGTTATTCTTTTCTTCCAATTTATCTTTTATACACACGATTCTGCTGAAATGTTCATCACTTTTTTCATTATTTGGAATCAATTGGATTTCATCGAATTCTTTAGACAGGTTGGATATATCGGCTTTGAGTTTATCAATAGACAGTTTGTCTATTTCGAAATCCGATAATGTTGTTTTGTGACAATGGTCTAATGTCTTCGACGATTTCTTATATAAACAAGAACGTTTATTTGAAACATAATTTTGTTTTTTCATATTGTATAAGGACGGTTCAATAATTTTAAATAAGAACAGCGTGAATAATACATTCACAGCGATACCCGTAGAATAAGTTACCCGTCCAAATTTAAATTTAATCTTCAAAAAATAAAATATTTGTATATATTAAAACAAATATGGGAGGAGGTCTCATGCAGCTCGTAGCTTACGGTGCCCAAGATATCTATTTATCTGGAAACCCCCAAATCACTTTCTTCAAGGTGGTGTACCGCAGACACACCAACTTCTCCATGGAATCCATTGAACAGACATTCAATGGATCTGCCGGTTTCGACAGAAAGGTAACATGCACCATCTCCAGAAATGGTGATTTAATCTCCAGAGTGTATTTGCAAGCCACTTTAACGAATAATGATGCTGACTCCACTGAGGGTATCGAATACGCCGGACACAAGCTCATCAAATCTGTAGAAGTAGAAATTGGTGGTCAGCGCATAGACAAACATTACGGTGATTGGTTAGCCATCTGGAACGAATTGACCCAGACGGCGGGTCATTGGGATGGATACAAAGCTATGACTACGTTACCGGCGCAGCCTTCAGAGGGTCCCGCTAAAACAATTTTATATGTGCCTCTTCAATTCTGGTTCTGCCGCAACCCAGGTCTCGCATTACCATTAATCGCCTTACAATACCATGAAGTGAAGATCAACATTGAATTCGCTTCCATGACTACCGTAGGTGCCGGTGCCGACATTGACTTCGGTTCTGCTTCCCTCTTCGTGGATTACATCTACTTAGACACTGATGAACGCAGACGTTTCGCTCAGGTATCTCACGAATACTTAATCGAACAGCTCCAATTCACCGGTGATGAATCTGCCTCTTCCAAGATTAAGCTGAACTTCAACCATCCCGTGAAAGAGCTCATCTGGGTGGAACAGGCTGATGGTGACGGTGTGGGTGAATACAAATCCACTTACGATGATGCTAAATTACAGCTCAACGGACACGAGCGTTTCTCTGCTAGAGCCGCTTCATATTTCCAGCTTGTGCAGCCTTACCAGCATCACGAACGTGTGCCAGAGGCGGATAAAAAGATTAACGTGTATTCTTTTGCTCTCAAGCCCGAAGAGCATCAGCCATCCGGTACCTGCAACATGTCCAGAATTGATAACGCGACATTAAACCTTAGTAGTGTAGAATCTGCGAACACCGTGAAGGTGTTCGCCGTGAATTACAATGTGCTCCGCGTGATGTCTGGTATGGGTGGCTTAGCGTACTCCAACTAAACTGATTGAACTCACGACTACACTCAGTACAAAAAAAGAAATAAAAAATTTATTTTTTTAATTTAAATAAAACCAAATTTATTTAAATTAAGGATCTGTGAATAAAATAGCGCACTCTTTTCCGATGGCTACTGCAGACGTATCGTCTTTACCATACAATAAGGATAACGTTTTAATCGACGATCAAGAGGTATTATCTCTTTTATCCATCGGTCATATAAATGAATTTAACAACATTAACATTTATCGACGCGCGTTTGTGCATAAATCATATTGTACTCGGAAAAATGAAAACTACATTGTTGGAAACGTTAAATGCCCGACGGAATGTATGCCATTACAAGAAGATAGTAATGAAAGACTGGAGTTCCTTGGCGATTCGATATTGAACCTCGTTGTCGCTAGTTATTTATTCGAAAGATATCAACAGGTAAATGAAGGGTTTTTGACCACAATGCGAACGAAACTCGTGAATGGAATCATGTTGGCACATCTTTCAGAGCAGTTGGGACTCGGAAAACACATCATTATGTCGCATCAAATCGAGAATAATAATGGAAGGAAAAATAAAAATATATTAGAAGATACGTTTGAGGCGTTTATTGGCGCAATCTTCTTGGATTTCAATGATATTACTGCGGGACGTTCCGGATTCGATGTTGCAAAACAATGGGTCATTGCAGTCATTGAAGAACATGTTGATTTTATGGAATTGATGAAAACAAATATCAACTATAAAGACAAGTTAGTGAAATTGTGCCAACATCAGTATCAATATATTCCAAAGTTTTATGAACTGAACGTGAATGAAACGAACGGAATCAAAGAACACACTGTATGCATTCGAGACAATCATAATGAAATTATTAGCATTGGAAAGGGACCCACTAAAAAACTTGCGGACATTGATGCATCCAAAAATGGTCTCACCTATTATGGTGTTGATCTGTGATGATCCACTAAGCCAGTCTATTTTCTATGTCAAGAAGTTTCTCAACAATAATCTGTATTATTTTTGAGTCGATACTTTTTTTTTCTTCATATTTACTCAACAGTTCATTATGAATTCGTGATAATGTGTTATTTATTTTATTCGTGAAATCTACCTGCTCGTCTTTCAGGCTTCCAATACGGAGAGTGTTGATCATTATAAGTGCGAATATGATTATAAATACAATTACGTTGACTATGATCAGGATCATTTTATTAGTGTATATTAATATTATATTTTTACGATTCATTTCAATTTTCTTGCGGAAGGGTCGTCATTTAGATCGGTATCACAAAATTTTGGCATCCACAAATAAGGAATCAAATCATCATCATAATAGTGTTTATAAATCGAATAATAGTAAAACGTTTCTTTCAATTTGAATTCACTTTTTCTGAATTCATTTTCATCGACAAGAAAACTCACGTGTTTTCTAAGAATATCTGCCCATGAATCGTTTTCAGGGCTCACACCGTCACTAAACGCTTCTTTATGTCTCCAAAGTATATCATCGGGTAAAATATTGGGTTCGTGTTCGTCAAAGGCTTTGCGTATCAAATACTTTTCAATTTTCGTATTACTCATACGCATCAAGGGGTTGATGGACAAATAGTAAGACACAAAATCTTTATCTGCGAACGGTACTCGCGCTTCCAAACCAAAGTGTGATATAGTTCGGTCGCTGCGCAAACTGTCATAATAATGAATATCGCTCACCAAGCGACAACACTCTTCGTGAAACTCGATCGGGTTGGTACTGTTTCTAAAATATTTGTATCCACCACATACCTCGTCCGCATAGTCTCCATTGAAAACAACCTTACAATCGCTATGTTCTGAAATGTATTTTGCCACGAGATAGTTTCCTACGCTTGCGCGGACAGTCGTTGTATCGTAACTTTCGATCGTTCGTATGACGATAGGGATTGCGTCAATGAAATCTGATTGTGTTAATTCGATCGAAGTATGATCCGAATGAATATGCTCGGCTACCTTTTTCGCGTAGTCTAAATCTGGAGAACCTTTCATGCCGATAGAAAATGTTTTCAAATTCGGTACAAACTTAGACAATAGTGCGCACACTAAACTGCTATCCAAACCACCCGATAACAACGCACAAACATTTCGTTCAGACATGACCCTCTTTTGTACCGCTTTAGTAAAAATGTCATGAATAGTGCTCAATACATATGTTTCATTGTCGAATTGAAACTGCTTCGAACCTAGAGCGGTACCATATGGTAAAATTGAAGACAAAGTACAGTATTCCGATAAAATTGCAAAATGACCTGGTGGGAATTGTTTAACACATGTAGTCTTAAAAAAGGCTTTCGCTTCGGACGCAAACGAATAGGATTCGGTGTCATAAAATAGGGGTCGCACTCCATATGGATCTCTGGCAAAAAACACCGTTTTGAGGTCTTTGTCATACAGACAAAAAGAAAATTCACCATCTATCATATTGCATACATTCGATATTACATGGTACGCGTTCGTTGGGTTCATTTTCAGGGATTCATACAAATGGAGAATGATTTCACAATCACTATTAGAATTCATTTTGAAATCGTGTTCGATCATTAGTGCTCGATGATTAAATATCTCTCCATTACAAATTAAAACAGAATTGTTTAATTTCATCGGTTGGATTCCGTTTTCTACATCATTAATGGCTAATCTGTTGAAAAACATAGACACCATTCCGTCCGAGAATGAGGCGAACTGTTCGGGACCCCGATGATGCAATGCAAACTCTGGATCCAACAACGATTCAACGTTTTTTGTTAAACAAAATGTGATTCCACACATTTTAATTTAATAAGTATTACATTATTTCAATTTAAATCTGTTTCATGTATGTTGTGTGAATTTAATTCTTCAAGTTCGCATGTTCGCCATATTCTCTACAGTAGTTATCGTGTTGTGAGTTTCTAATGTCATTCATCTTATAAATCCAAATAGATTCTCGAAACCAGTTCCGGACAAATAATGAATGGATTCACATTCTTTTGATATTTATATATTACATTTACGCGGTTCCGTTCTCCCTCATCTACAGGATCCTCATGATGCCAACGCAATAGAATGGGTACATCAATCACTTTACTCAAATCGTATTTTGGATACATGGTATTAAAGTAAGCTATTGCGCGAGCTACGTTTCCCTTACTCACGTCTCTGGGTTCGAACGTATTGTTGTAGTTTGATTTTTCTGATAGATTTGATACATTTGCTTCGATATCTTCTGTATCAAACTCATTGTCTGAACTTTCTTCGTCGTCAGATTCATCATCTTCAATGGTTATTTTTTTTCCATTCACATCCAGAAATTGTGCTTCGTCATCATCGATTTCGTCGAATTTCTTGTTACTCCTATGTGTATTTAGTTTGTATTGAGATGCGAAACAATGATTCAGGTCAGATTTCATGGGAAATTTCTTTTTGAAAAAGCTTTGAGGCCATACGTGTTCGCAATTAATTTTTTTTTTTGATATGCTATCGAGTGCGTGCCCACCATATATATCGACTGTTGCGATTTTTGAATATAATATCATTCTTGCCCTTTCATACGACAACTTGTTGAATTCTTTCATAGACAAAGGCGAGAACATACTATAAAGTTTGCTCTTCAATTCTTCCCCTACAAGTCCATTTGTCTCAAATATGATTTCTGAACGCAGATCCATTTTATAAAAAAGTATATAAGTATTTCATGTACAAGTTTTGAACGAAACGGTAATCAATTCATCTCTGCACATAAATAAACAAAATGATTCATTTAAATTGATAAATACCCCATTTTTGATTTTTCATTTTTAAATTCGAATCATTCAGCATTTTTGCGATGCCTAATGTTCTTCCTTACGAAGCGATTTTTTATAGTTGAAGCAGTAGTCTATTGGTATTTTATTGGAATTACTTTTTGAAAATTCGGTATGCTATAACATGCGAACGTCCTCTTCTTACGGAAAACTACACTTCATCTCAACTGGTTTCGGATACAAATCACATACGTTGTATTTGAGCTCGGGTATCTTTTCCACATCAGCCGGCAAACCCCCACGTTCCTCGGTACTGTTCATTGCACCCACGTTTCTTCTTGTAAAATTATTGAAGTACTGATGATTATTTGCACAGTACACATCTTTCCCATGTATCTGTTTTTCTTGTAAAACACTATAATTGTGGCTTGTATTGAATGAATCTGGTTGAACTAAAAAGGATTTATTAACCGAACAGTCGTATCCTGCGCAATGATCCTGTATGGGTGAAGAATTCTTTCTCACATTTTTCGAACACTCTAATTTAGAATTATATCCTTCCATGCGCAACTTTGATTCTATATCAACATTCTTTTTGTCTGTGTTGTCATCGAAACACGACGTGTTTTGAGTAAACAGACGGTCATTGTATGCGTCGTTCATGATTGTTTTATCAGTCGTTGCTTTTTCTTGTTCTCCCAAAAAGCTACAATACATCTTTAATAATATGAGGAAATTATTTTTGTCAGATATTCAATTTCACACGGCGTTAGTTCGGTTTCAAAGTAATCTACATGCTTTTTGGTATCTCGTAACGTACGTTTATCTTTATCGACATATAAACTTGTATTGTTGTTATGTATCAATCTAATGTACAACTTTGGATCGTTGTCAATAATCTTATACCGTAAATGTTTTTTTGCGTATTTCTTCACAACTTGGTCCTCCATCGTACTTACTGGGTCATATCTAACTTGATTTTCCTTTTTTGAAAAGAATATCATGGTACCGGATTTCAGCTTAATTTTGAACATGTAATTGGTTAATATATTGTATTCAAATCTATTTTGGAACATTAAAAAATCAACCTCTTTATTTTTAAACTCTTCCATAAATATACTTAAATAATCAGGATGTCTATAATCGTCATCGTCCCAGGTTGTCCACACGGCGTTGTCTGGAACCATGTCAATGGATTTGTTTCGCAACACACCGATCTTATCCACGGCAACATGTACTTCGATAGCATTAGCCAAGTTTTGTGAATCTAGGATATTTTCTTTGGACTGATTTAATACGATTAAATGTTTATTTTTGTAACTTTGATCCAGGAAATTGGTAACACTTGCTTTAGCATACGCGATTCTCTCAGGTGTGTATCCTGTTATCATGAGACAATATACTGTAATTTCTGGTTGATCTTTTGTGTGCAAGATATTTTGCTGCGAGACATTTTTCTTTTTAGTATATATAGAATTCACCAGTATGGCGACACATAGAAACAATATCAAATATATTATTCTCATTTAGTTTAATGACGGAGAACAATTTAAATTATTTTTTATTTATCCTTTTCTTTTTATGCATAATTGCTTTCTTGAATCTAAGGATAAAATCGTCACACCGTTCGAAAACGATTGACGAAAGCGCTTCGAACGATCTAACCTATTTCAAATTCAACGAATCCCGTACCTCGTCATCGTCTGATGATATTAATGGTTATCAATCAGTTCTGGAGGCATACAATCTTAATCGTTCAATCCATTTAGACAAATCTAATATCGTATTCTTTTATTTGCTAACTGATTACAAGAAACTAAAAGATATCGTTGTCAAAACACGATCGATTAAGTTTGTTGCATCTTTACTATGTATTGATTTATTTTGTTCCAAATCAAGTCTGTATGATGTGGTCAGAAAGTCTATGAATACCGAACAATCCTTGAAATATTTACCACAGACCTACATATTGGGACCGAATCAAGATTTGAGAACCCTGGTGGATGGGGAACTTTATATCTTAAAGAAGAACTTACAACGTCAAAATGGTTTGTTAATTACCAAAGATCTCGAAAGAATAAGAAATGCCTACAAAGACAATTATGTAGTTTGTCAGAAAGTATTGCAAGATGTTTTCACAATAAATAACAAAAAGATAAATTTAAGAGTTTATTTGTTAATTACGATGACATCAACCACCCCGATGTTTTTTGTGTATAATAATGGTTTCGTGTATTATACAAAAGTACCTTTCTCAAAAAACTCTGAAGATCCAGATGTTCATATTACTACAGGATATATTGATCGAACGGTTTATGACAAGAATCCCATGTCTCTTCAAGATTTGGAGAATTTGATTCAACCCGAAAAATATTCAATTTTGCGTCACAATATTAATGATTGTATAAAAGGTGTCATGCAAGCATTTGTTCCGATCGTTCAGAAGTACGATACTTCGGATCAAACTAATTTTGTGATACTTGGTTGCGATTTCGCAGTAAGTAGTCAATTGACTTGTAAATTGATGGAAATAAATAAAGGACCTGATTTAGATTACAAAGACGAAAGAGATCGGGAGGTCAAATATAATTTAGTGAAAGATACCTTGATTACCCTGGGTATCATCAAAGGACACACAGATAATTATCTGAAAATCAATGCATATTAAATTTTCAATGTTGTTATTTATGTACGTTATAAATAAATGACAAGCAACAAAATAATGTTGACAACCGACGACGATTTTAATAACATGAAACTTACAGAGGATAAACTTAATGGTAAGCACGTATTAGTTTATGTGAAACGCGCGTCATGCCCGTATTGTTCTATGATGCAAGGTAACTGGGACGAACTGTGCAATAAAGTGGAAAATATAAGTAAGTTGCTTGTTGTGGAAATAGATAAAACTGTATATAAACCAAACGAAAAAACGCCGCAATCCATTCGTGATTTAATGGATGCCACACATTTTGTACCTAATGTGGTAATGACTGAATCGATCCATAAAGAAGGACCAAATGTATTTCTAGACTTTGTAGAAGAACGAACTGAAGAGAATTTGGTTAATTTTGTAAATACCACACTTGAAAGTGCTGCAAGCCGTACAATGCAGAAAAAGATTCCAAAGAAACCTACAAAATCCCCAACGAAACCGAAAAAGAGTTCGACGAAACCTACGAAAGCCCCAACGAAACCGAAAAAGAGTTCGACGAAACCTACGAAAGCACCAACGAAACCGAAAAAGAGTTCGACGAAACCTACGAAAGCCCCAACGAAACCGAAAAAGAGTTCGACGAAACCTACGAAAGCCACGACGAAACCTACGAAAAAGTAAAGTTGTCTAAAAAGTATTTAAGTTTTGCTTTAAATGTTAATAAAATGTCATCTAACGCAGTCCGAGATATGTTAAAAAAGAACCCACATGTTGTGGTTGAAGATGTTACTAACAATCAAAATTATCAGTTAGTATCTGCGAATACCAGTTCTGAATCATACACAATAAATGATTTTAAAACCAAAGTATCACAATGGGTTCAACTTGACAAAGAACTAACACAGATTAAGGAAAAAATTAAAGTTTTAACCCAAGAGAAGAAACAATTGGCTAAAATGATGGAGGTTATGTCATTCAAAATTTTAGAGTTTATGAGCATGAACGACCCACCAATCGATCAACTAAATACGAGACAAGGACTCATAAAATGTAAGAGAAGCTTTGTCAAAGAAACATTATCAAAGAAACAATTGATTGAAAATCTGACCAAAGAATTCCAAAATGTCGTTGATGCTGATGACCGTATCATGAACATTTTCAATAATAGACCCAAGGTCGAAAAAATGAAGCTCATTCGAAAAATAACTTAATCAACATCGTCACCCATACTACGCATTAAATAATTCTCTCGCTCGTTGAAGGAACGAGCATAATCTTCGCTATCACTCAAATCATCTTCCTCGTCGGACGATGGTTCTTCATATTCATTCGTGTTATTGATATAGCTTATGAAATTCGAGTCATATTCAGGATTTAGTATCGAGCGTTCGAAGCTTGCTTTCGCAGAAGGTCTAAAAAATTTAATTGAAAGCAAGAAATGTAAATCGATATGTTTAAAGTCGTACAATTTCCTATCACTTTTTCTTTCAAATCTAAAACTCATTTTTGTCAGTCTTCCAATGGGGTGGAACTCTTTATATTTCACAGAAAAGAAATCGTTCTTACTTTCAGCATAACCTTGTACCCCGATGTTCAACACACCTAATCCAGGTGTGTATTTTTCGGTGTTATAACTTCCTCTCAAATGATTCTCAATTTCATCACAACGTAATAGAACATAGTTTTCAGCAGCTAAGTTAATCATTCCTGGTGCGGTGATTTGATTGTCTCCAATAAATAACCAATTTATTTCCATTTCGATTCTTCTGCTTTTTACAAATGAAGAAATACGATCATGATTCGTGAGAAATTCGAATGTATAATGTGACGTTTCTGATGAAAAAGTACACAAATTAAAATATCTCTTCAGCAAATTCATTTTCAACATCGTATCGTCATCGCCTGGGTTAACGTTATATGTCAATGTGCATATGTTGTCGGGATTTTGAGTAAATTCCAAAAAGATATCCATAAATAAAGAATCATCATCTTTGTAAATACGTAATACAAAATAGGGATTTTCATCATCTTCTAGCAAATGTAATTCACCCAGATCCAACGTTATATTTTTCACAGTTACATAATCGTATCTGTTCATTTGATTTGTAGAAAATACATGAAATTTACTTTCAACAATATTAAAATTTTCTCCATTTCGGGATTCGTTGAAATCTAAATTAAATACTACATCTCCTTTTATAGGTTGAATAGACGTACCATTATGGTCAATAGTATCCACGTTGGGTACAGACAAATAAATGACATCATTTATTATGCCATCAACATTAACGAAATCTACAATAGTAACCATAAATTTATTTGTAACAGCATTATCATCATATATAGCAACAGCATTATCGAATTCAAAGATATATGTACCCCCTCTTAAAAGGATCAGACCGATAATATCACTGAATACATTCTGAATATCATTCGCAACTCTGGTGAAAGAACGAAGTAGTTTGTCGTTATTATTTTTAATATTTAAAGTACCCACCCATTCTTCAAATTCGATTTTTGATATATAACTTTCAGGGACGTTAGAAGTGTGAATATATACATACTTATTTTCATTTATTTTTGTTACTCTTGTATCTGTCAGTAAATTCATTTTTTTTTCTAGTCCGCTTGTCTTACATACCTGAGTCACTGTACTCAAAGCATTTGATAAGGTGTTATATTTCAAATGATCAGTATTAGTTGGTATCATACTGAAACCAAGTGTCTTGTAAATGTTGCTTTTGGTGATGTTAAAATAAAACTGTTTGTTTAAACGAAATGTCATAATCGGATTGTCTGATTTAGAACGGACATAATAATCCTGAATATCTACATTTTGATCATAATACTCTTCAAAATTATCTACCTCCCATAGTTCATCGGTTTTATTAAATAAAAAGGAAAACGCTTCGAATAATATGTCCGTGGTACTAAAATCTTGTGATTTTAACTGAATATTGTTTTCGCCCCCACTCTCTAAATCTGTACAATACACCAACTTGTTATTCACATTTTCTTCAACCATAAACATTGTGCGCGGAATCGTTGTATCCAAAATCTCAATCCCATATACGTAGGTGAATGGTTCTTCGAAAACGATTTGAAAATCGGCTATATTTGGACTCGTTTTTAAATCCCTTTTGGTACTATCTACCAATAATATCATACTTTCTTTGGTTGAGTTACGGTACAAAAAATCAATATCTTCGATCGGCATTTTTTAATAATATTTCATTAACTTATTTAGTATTGTTTTAAATGAAATAGTTACCCATAATGTTATTCATCACTATTTTATGAATAAACCATTCACAGCTTGGCTATGTTTTTCATATACAATATCTAATCGTTTCAGATTATCTAACCTTGCCTGTTCTTTCTTCTGTTCAATATCATCTAACGTTTTGTAATAATATTCTTCTTCATCTGTAATTTTGAAACTTTGTGATTTTCTTTTTTTTTCAATATCATTCAAGTTTTTGTATGATTCCCTTTTTTGTATTTCGTTCCCATTCACCAGTTTCGATGTCGTATGTGCCTGTTTATAATCCATGTAATGCAGTTTCGATGAACTATCGTTTTTCCCAGAATAATCTTCAATACCCGATTCACCTAATTCTGTATAAGTTAGGGATTGAGAAGAGCACTGGGGTGTAGGTTGGTGAAATTTCGTGATTTGTGAATTACTTTTCACTTCAATTTCGTCCATCTTCATAAATTCATCATATCCACGTTCAGTCACTGGATCAACGACCCTGTTTTCATCGAACAGTTTGTTAAATTTCTTAATGAATCCTTCGTCCGCGTCCACTTGGTTATCTTTAGACATCACGACATTTTCTTTCGAATCTTGTTTTAATTGAGTAAAGTCACGCGAATCTATATTCCTCTTTATTCTTTTGTGCAAGATTCTGTACGCATCTGAGAGTAAATTGAACAAATATTCGTCGCCTCCTTTGTCAGGATGATATTTCCTCGCAAGTTTTTTGAATTGAGTTTTCAGTTGATCCATATTACAATTGACAGACAGACCTAACATCTTTGAAGCCTCTGTCTCATTTAATTTCATTTTATTATAGAAATTAAAGAAAAGAAAATGATTGAACGAACGTTTATGGTGCATTATTCCACGATGAACAAGTGTAACTCATTTACTTTATTAAATACAATCGAATCGTATTCAATATAATTATGACTATCAATAAACATAACATCAACAGTACTAAACGCGCATTACATGTTGAAGGGTTTTCTTTATTTATGGATGTTTCTGTCTTTGTTATTGCCTTTGTATTCTTTTCGCCGTTCGAAGTGTTTGTATATAATTGTTTTGCATCCGACAGCTTCATGATGGGCTTATTCAGCTTTTTATTCACTTCGTTATGAATTTTGACCGTCCAATCGAACAAATCGGACGCGGTTTCGATATCACTTAGTCTCAGTGGATGGCTTTTGTAAATTTCTTTGAGATGATCTGAACATTTTTTGCAAGGTAAGACGTGTGCTAAGTTCATGAAGAACTCGTAATAAACCTCCTTGTCTTTGGATCCGGGGTTAGTCGGAAGACCAAGTGCTATATAATGTATAGATTTCCAAACATGACTCCCCCATACCGTCGGGTTCATTTATTATTATAGACAGAGATTTTGTCGGCTGTAATATTTAAACACACTACGTATAATACAAATATGTGATGCAAATATCTAAGAATTGTATAGTAACGTGCATAAATTGTGGAAATGTTGGTCATACTTCGAAAAATTGTAACCACCCGATTACGAGTTATGGGATTATATTGTATAAACCCATATTGAATACGATTTATTATTTGATGATTCAAAGAAAGGACAGTCTTTGCTATACAGAAATAATAAGAGGAAAATATGATTTGAATAATCTGAATTATATTATCAAGTTGTTTTCAAATATCACATTATTTGAAAAGCATAATTTGCTACATCATGGATTTGAAGAACTATGGAATATGATGTGGATAAATACAAATGGCTCAATGAAAAGAGATTTCGCAACGAGCCGAAACAAATTTAATACAATAAAAAGAGGATACTGTATTCATACGAAATCCACCGATTGTATTTTAAATGTTAATTTAAATTATCTCATTCAAAACAGTAGTTCAATCAAAGAACCCGAATGGGAGTTTCCGAAAGGGAGGCGCAAACTTCACGAATCTGATATTAACTGCGCCTTGCGCGAATTTGAAGAAGAAACATCAATCAGTAAAAAAGATATAATATTGGATGAGAACAAAAAACGTTATGAAGAAGTATATATAGGGAAAAACAAATTACGATATAAAAGTATATTTTTCGCTTCTATGTATTCTAAATCAAACTTGGAAAAACGGTTTTTTAATATCAATAATGCTGAACAAGTGAAAGAAATTAAGGATGTGAAATGGTTTGATGAAGTCGGTGTAATTGAAAAAATAGAGAACAAAGTTGAAAAGGTTGAGATATTCAAACGTTTGAATAGTTCCTTGATAAAGAAGTATGTGTGTCAATAAATAATAATTACATCGCCTAATATTAAAAATGAAACCACAATGCTCGACGAACATGAATGGGCTTCCACCGTGTAAAGAAGGGTTTCATGAAGATAAAAACACGAAGGGTGAGAAATGTTGTTACAAAAATACCAAGAAATATCTATCAAATCTTTCACATAATGTTCCGGACACGACACCCGCTCCAAAAACTCCGAAGCCACCGCCTTCACCTCCTAAAGCCGCTCCAAAAACTCCGAAGCCATCTCCTTCACCTCCTAAAGCCGCTCCAAAAACTCCGAAGCCAGCGTCTTCACCTAAAAAGAAATCAGATTCTAAAAGGACAAGCCCACAATCTACCGCTGAAAGGAAAAAAACAGTAGGTGTGTGTTCGACGAACATGAATGGGCTTCCGCCATGTAAAGAAGGGTTTCATGAAGAGAAAAACACGAAGGACGAGAAATGTTGTTACAAGAATACCAAGAAATATCTATCCAATCTTTCACAGAATAAACAGAAATCATGTACTACAAATACCAATGGTAATCCACCATGTAAAGAGGGTTTTCATGAAAACTTAAACGACAATGGTGAGACATGTTGTTACAAGAATACAAAAAAATACATTCAATCGAAAGATTCTGGATCACCGAGTCCTGTAATTGAACCTAATAAATCTCCTGTGATATCAACTTCGGAATCGTCGAATGATTCTGCATCACCGAGTCCTGTAATTGAAGTGTCCACCACGAAGTCGCAAGCGTCATCGTCTCGATCTACGACGGCTTCTTCGACAGACAGCTGGACCCACTGGAAGTATGCGAGCCCTGGCGATCAAAACGATATTAACGCCACAGATTCAGGTTTGGGTCGGCCTGTACGAAAAGTGTCCCCCGCAAGGTCGAAAGCGTCCTCTTCGAAAGACTCTGCGTCACCGAGTCCCGATATCGAAGTGGAAGTGGAACTCGAGATTTCCCCGGCAACATCGAAAGCGTCCTCTTTGAAAGACTCTGTATCACCGAATTCAGATATCGAAGTGGAAGTGGAACTCGAAATGTCCCCGGCAGCGTCGAAAGCGTCCTCTTTGAAAGACTCTGTATCACCGAGTCCGGATATCGAAGTGGAAGTTGAACTCGAGATGTCCCCGGCAACGTCGGAAGCGTCCTCGTCCAGTTCTGAATCAGCATCTTCTTTGAAAGACTCTGTATCACCGAGTCCGGGTATCGAAGTTGAAC